ATACGCATAGCCAGGAAGCCCACATTAGGGTATCCTGGCTATTTTTATGCCCGTTGGATTGTACTGACTGTGGCACATATAGTAAGTAGGAACTAAGGTGACTACTGTAGTAGTTACCTAACTATCGGCAACGCGAAAGGTGAAACCGATGGGTGTTTTTATCAGCCGAGCTCGCTGAGGGAGAAGGGGTTTTGAAACTCAGGGGGGCATAATCATTAATATCAGTTCCATAACTTAAAGGTTTTGACAACGTTTTGCCGATATGATAGTATCAAGGTATCAAACGGTGTCATAACTTACACTCATTAGTTAGCACCTAAGGGGAGCTGGTATGAATGAAATATGGATACGCAAGGGTAAGTACAATTCACCAAGACTTAGACGTACAGATCCAAACGCTGGAGAAGGAAAGTTGCAATATAATTTATTCAGAGAAGTTCACTGGTACTAAAGCGGATCGGCCTAAGTTTAAGGAATTGCTTTCTGTACTGGAGTCAGGTGATACGCTGGTAGTTACTAAGCTAGATCGCTTTGCTCGTTCAACTGTCGATGCAATACAGACTGTAAGGGAACTGTTTGAAAAAGGTGTAAAGGTTCATGTGCTTAACATGGGACTGATAGAGGATACACCAACAGGAAGGTTGGTCTTTAATGTTATGAGTGCGTTCGCTGAGTTCGAACGTGACATGATTGTTGAACGAACGCAAGAAGGTAAAGCCATTGCTAAACAACGTGCGGACTTCAGAGAAGGTAGACCAAATAAATATAGCAAGAAGCAAATTGAACATGCACTAGGCTTATTAAATAAGCATTCATATACACAAGTCGAAGGAATGACAGGAATAAGTAAAAGTACACTAATACGAGCGAAAAAGAAAAAAGAGTCGGAAAAATAATTTCGGATTTTTCTTTTTGTACGAGAAAAAATTCACCCCCCGGGGGGACGTCAAATTCATATAGGCGCTGGCAGGTGCTCGTAACGTTCCGCCAGAATTTTGAAACTCGGGGGGTTATACAAACCATACGAATTTCAAGGCAATCGATGCTAAGTCGGTTGCCTTTTTCTATTTCACGAAGAAGGGGGAGCGAAACAATGGCTAAGTTAGACGAATTAAAGCAGAAACTCACGGCCAAACAAATTCAAGCAGCGTACTTGCTTGTGGAAAACGAGTTGATGGAATCGAACAATGAGGAAAAAAGGACGCAAGATGAAATGGCGAACGAGCTTGGCATAAATCGAACGACGCTTTGGGAGTGGCGAACTAAAAATCAGGACTTCATTGCATTTAAGAGCGAGGTAGCTGACAGTTTCCTTGCAGAGAAGCGAGAGCAGGTATACAGCAAACTAATGCAGTTAATTTTAGGGCCACAACCAAGTGTAAAAGCGATGCAATTGTATATGCAGCGATTCGGTTTACTTACGGATAAGAAAGTGATTGAAGGTGATTTAGGAAATGCGACTCGTACAAATGCTGAGATCGAAGAACAGCTTGAGAAATTAAAAAAATTGACAGGCGAGTAAAAGGAGGACGGGCTACATGGCATATATAGACGGAAAGTGGTTAGCCCGTCAAGAACGGCAGGAGCGTATTACTCTTGTAGCAGAAAGGGCAAAGAAATTACAGGAGTTGTATGAAACTGGTGAGGCTACAGAATATTACATGGATACACTACTTGCTGACATCAATGAGTTAGAAAAGTTAAAAAGGGTGCACCGTTCGGAACATGACATGCTGTATTTCATGTATGAGTATTTCTCAGAAGAAGGGAATCCGGGCAATCCTGATAACTTAATCCCAGCTGGTGTAACGATGGATGATGCTGCAGAATTTCACCAAACGTTATGTGGGCTTTTAGATGACATCACAACAGGTAAGGAGAAAAAGAAAAAAGTAGCCTGGAGTGTAGGTCGTGGCCACGCAAAAACTGCTTACTTGAGTAACGGTTATTTGTGTCATCAGGTCGTGTATCGATTAAAGCAGTACATTGTTTTGATCTCAGAGACATCCGATGTAGCCGGTGATTTTATATCTTGGGCGCGCGATCAGTTAAAGTACAATGAGAAATTACGTGAAGATTTCGGAATCTTACTTCACGAGCAGAAAAGCCGAAATGAAGTAGATAACGATAAAGAGTTTGTAACTTTAACAAACACGAAAGTCGAAGCAAAAGGTATAGGGACACAGGTACGTGGTTTACGCCACGGTTCAAAAAGGGTTCAGCTCTACATTTTGGATGATTTGGAGAGTAAAGAAAATACCGCGACGGTTGACTTGATTACGAAAAACAAATGCTGGTTCAAGGAAGAGTTGCTTCCAGGTTTGAGTCGTCAAGAAGGTGCTTGTATTTATATGGGTACCATCGTTTGTTACGACAGTTTATTACATCACGTAATTAAAAACCGTCGTGATTTCGTATCAAGATCATTCCCAGCAATTCTAAATTGGTCAGAGCGTGAAGATTTATGGCAAGAGTGGCGTGAGATTCGTCAGGTAGATGATCCGGACTCGGCAGATCGTGCTCGTGAATTTTATGAGCAAAACAAAGAAGAAATGCTCCGTGGTACAAAAACGTTATGGCCATCACATTTCCCTTACATCGATTTGATGGAGATTAGAGAAGATGATGGTACCAAAGCGTTTAACCAAGAGTATTTATGTAACCCGACTGACGAGGAAAGGCAGATATTTAAACCTAAATATTTCACGTACTGTACTGAAGATGATTTAAAAGATAAAAAACTTTTGCATTACGGTGCAGTTGATTTCGCAATGGGGAAAGAGAAAGGTGACTACAGTGTCGTGGTCACGATTGCGAAAAACGTAGAAACAGGAACTTGTTATGTTATTGATATTTTTATGGAGCGTGTGCATCCAAATACATTGCTAGAAAAGGCTGTAGAATACACGCTGGAATATCAATACGAAGCGCTTGCGGTAGAGGCGCAACAAGCTCAGGAATGGTTTGCGGAGAAGGTTGGGGAGGCATTGCAGAAAAAAGGGTATCCTTCATCGACTCGCCTAAAGCAAATTAAGCAGCGTACACGAAAAGCACTACGTATTGAGTCGTTATTACCGGATATACAGAGCGGTAAATTACGTTTTATGAAACATTTACGTGCTTTATTGGAGCAATTTGAAATGTATCCGATGCATCCACATGATGATGGTCCGGATGCGGTTCAAATGGCTTTTTCTATTGCGTATAAACGCGCAAGACGCAAAGCAGGAACTACAGGAAATGCAAGATACTGAGGAAGGAGGGGGTTGAATGAGAGTACAAGGTGATCGTAATTTTATGAATCCAGTAGAAATTGTAATGCCAGTTCGTACCGCGCTTGGGGATTCAGAGTGGGAACGAATTATGGCCGAAGTTCGTTTGTATGAGCGTTATGAAGGCGATTTAAATGTATGGTCTGATTACAAAAAGCCTGACAATCTAGATTACGAACCTACGAAAATACAACTTGATTATCCTCAAAAAATCGTAAACATGGTTGCGGCATGGCAATTTGAAAAGGAACCAAAAGTAACAGTTCCTCCTGACGTAATAGATGATCCAGCGCTTATGATTCAGTCAGGTTATGAACCTAGTGAAGAACAACAAGTGGAAAATAGTAGAGCAAAAGCAAAAGAGCGTTTGTTAACATGGGTTTGGGACGACAACCGAATGCATGAGAAGTTACTAGCAGCAGCGAAAGACCGAGCCATTTCAAAAACTGGTGTGTATGCTCGTATTCACTACGATAAACGCCGTGGTGAATTTAAGGTTATTTGGCATCCATCGACGGAAGTCATTGCTAAATATAGCGATTGGGATATAGATCAGCTAGAAGAAATTCATTTTATTGCCTGGCTAGATGAAGAGCAAACAAAAATGTGGAAGTTATCGTATTTCTTAGTTTGGCATGAAGAAGCGGGTGTGTATGACTGTCAAATTGAAGAATCGGTATACAACGGTGAGTTAGAAAAACAAGAAGAACGTGTTAAACGCTCATCAATGGGTATCGATTTTATTCCTGTTGTACCTGTACCAACTGAAAAACTGAGTAAACGTACTACAGGCTATAGTGAACTTGAAAAAACGATAAAGTTGTCTGATGAAATCGATAAAAAAATGTCTGATTACTCGGATGCGCTGCGCTTTGAAATGTTTGCTATTACATTGCTGACAAACGTAGATGAGGATCCGAAGAATCCCCTACAAGTCGCTCCTGGAGCAAAATGGGATTTAGGCGATGGTGCTGAAGATACCGGTGAGCCTAGTGCTAAAAAGCTGGAAAGTGGGTTTCGATTTAAAGAAACAATTGAAGCATATCTGGACAGGTTACAAAAACGATTACACGAAAAAGCAGAAGTACCGATGGTGAATACAGCTGACATGAATACAGGCGGTATAAATGATATGGCCGTACAGCTTTTATTCAGTAATATCATCTCCAAAACGCAACGCTCATGGGTAATATGGCAATCACGCCTACAAACCTTAAATGAGTATATTTTGCGTTATATGAAAGCCAGGGTAGACGATCCGAAATTCAAATACGACAAAGAGATGTTAGCAAAAGTAGATAACTATTATGCCAGCAAGATTATTTTTGGTTTACCGTTACCGCAAGATCAAAAAGCACTTATCGAACAATTGGGTGATGAAATTTCTAACGAAATCGAATCAATTAAAGGCGCAATTACGAGAAGTGGTAAAGAAAATGCGGAACAGAAATTCATGGAGATTATGCAAGAACGGATGTTGAAACGACAGTCCCAGGATCCGTATAACGAAAAGTAACACTTGCCTTACGAAATGGCGCTATAAACTTTCGGAAATTATAGCCGACAGGCTCAAAATGGAGGATTTGCAAATGGACCACGCAAAACAAGCTAACGCATTAAAGTACTTTGTAGAACAAGTACAAAAAACACCCAAGTACCCACTTCGATTAGATATTCAATTTTTTGCCGATGGTGGTAATCCTGAAGATGATCCGAATAATAACCCTGGAGATCCTAATGACCCACCAAAAACTTTTACGCAAGAGGAGCTAGATGACATCGTTAAGAAACGCTTAGAACGTGAGCGTAACAAGTCAGCCGAACAATATGGTGACTACGATAACGTTAAAGCAAAATTAGCAGAATTCGAAAAAGCTGAAGAAGAGCGTAAAAAGTTAGAAATGACGGAGGTTGAACGTTTGCAAGCTGAAAAAGAAGAAGCTGATAAAAAAGCACTAGAAGCTTCCGAAGCAGCACAAAAAGCACAAGAGAAAGCGAATACTCGTATCCTGAATACAGAAATTATGAGTATTGCACGTGCTTTAGATGCAAATGCCCCTAGGGATGTATTGGCTCTTCTAGATAAGTCATCCATTCAACTTGATGAGAATGGTAACTATCAAGGCGTTGAAGATGCTATTAATGCGTTAAAAGAAAGTAAACCTTGGATGTTTAAGAAAGTTGTGGGGGCAGATGCATCTGGTGGTGCGAATCCAGGAACAAATCCGCGAGCGAATGAAATTCTTGCTTTAGAAAAAGAGCTGGAAGAAGCAAAAACAAAAGCGTTTAAAGATTCAAGGTTTGTAGGAGAGGTCACACGTATTTACAACAAGTTGTTAGAAGCAAAATCAAGGAAATAACGAGTCGTTGACGAATAGTCAGCGGTTTTTTAATTTTAAAAATTTGAGGGGGCTACAATTATGCCAGTACCAATTACTTATGATTTTCAACAACAAGTAAGACAAATGCAAGCGAATGTAGATTTAATTCTCACAAAAGCACCTGTTCTTTTCGGGTTAATTGGTGTAGGAGACGGGTTAACACAAACAAAATTTGAATGGCAAAATGATTACTTAAATTCAGACACTGGTATTGTAAAAACTGCCGCAGCTGTTGGGGCTACAGACTTAGTTTTAGAAAAAGGTGAAGCTCGTAAATTCACTGAAAATGCTCTGGTACAAAACGGCTTAGAAGTGCTACGTGTAGTAAGTGTCGATGAAAATGCAGATAAAATCACTGTACAACGTGGTTACGATAGCACAACAGCAGAAGCGATTACAGCTGGTGGTGATTTAAAAATCATTGCGAGACCACGTCCAGAAGGTGAGGATGCATTCCGTAAGAACGAAATTAACGACCGTCTGGTATCGCATAACTTCTCACAAATCTTTTCAAGATATGCATCTGTTTCACGTACGCAACAACAAGTGAACACATATGGCGTATCAAACGAATTAGATTATCAAGTAGATTTACGTTTAAAAGAAATGATTCGTGAGGCTAATACGTCGTTAATATACGGGCGTAGAAACTCTGGATCACCAACGCAACCACGCACTACTGGTGGTTTATTCGCATTTGCTGGTCTTGAGGGTTCGTATACACAAGACTTTAAAGGTAATGAGATTGCCGCAAAACCTTTAAACGACGCTGTCGAGCAAGTATTTACTCGAGGCGGTTCAGCGAATACGATTTTATGTGGACCGAATATCGCACGACAAATCACAAAACTTGGTGGTGATACAATCCGTACTACACGTCAAGATACTGCGGCTGGTTACCAAATCTTATCGTTTGTGTCTGACTTACCGGGTGGGGCAATCTCTAATGTTGTAGTAGATTTGAATATGCCTAAGGATCGTGCGTTACTTCTTGATACAGAAAAAGTTAAAGCGCGTTACTTAACTCCAATTTATGATCAAGATGCTACGCCAAGTGGTGCGGACTACTTCTCACGTGTTATTCGTGGAGAATTTGGATTTGAAATCAAAAATACAAAAGAGTCGATCGCGGTTCTTGGTAATATTTCTAAAACAATGGCTTAAAAGGTAGCATACACGCTACCTTTTTTGCATTTCGAAAGGAGTTTTATACATGCCTATTTCTGAAAATCAGGCCCAGCGGTTAAATAAATCGATGCCAATTGCTAAGGAAATTTCGCTAGGTTCTGTGATTAAGGGGCTAGAAGAAAAAACAGCTCAAATGTCAAAAAAAGTTGATAAACAAGCAGATAGTACCGCAACTGACGTAGCAGGTGTAGTGCGAGATTTTAACGCACTTATTGCAAAGTTAAAAGCTGCAGGAGTTATGACGTCTTAATTAAATTATCGTGACGGAGGTGACGCCAAATGAAGGTGTCAGAACGACTGGAAAGTCGCTTATCGAAAGTTCCAAAAGTAACTCCAGAGGACATCGGAAATTGGCAAGCCGAAGCCGAAACTGAGTCAGAGTTAACCGAAGAAGTAAACGAAAATGCTGTTTTTTATCTTGCACTTTCATTTGCTTATGAATCGATAGCAGCAGATGCAGCACGTTATTTTTCTTATACAGATGGGGAGGAGTCAGTTGATAAATCGATGATCTTTGCAAACTACAAGAAATTATCAGCGGATGCCCTTAAAAAGTATAGAAAATATAGACGGGGAAAAGGTACACACCAAACATTTGCTAAGCGAGCAGATGGGAGATGATTACGTGAGTGATTCTCAACAAGAGATGGATGCCGCACTCGAAACCATTTCCGAAGAATTTAAAGAAGAGCACGAAAAACAAGTTTCTGATACGGTTAAGGCCATTATCTTAATACGTTTGTTTTTAATTGATTTGCTGAATGACTATCAAAAGGATGGCGTTATAAAGCGTGGTAGGTTGAACGCTTTGTTAAGAGACCTTACTTTATACGAAACAGAATTTCGCAAACAGGCAGAGCAGTCATTCCATACATTGATTGAAAACACGTCGAAATGGACCACATCAAAATTATCAGAAGTAGTTTTGGATGTAAAATCTGTAACTGCAGTAAATAAACAAATTATTCAAGGGGTTATAAAAAGACCTGGTGAAGACGGCTTAATTCTGTCTGATCGTGTATGGAATTTATCAGGAGATATGAGAGACCGATTAAGTAGCGTGATTCGTCCCGCCGTGTTAAAAGGTGAAAGTATCAGCATGTTCTCTCAAAAGATTAAAGAAGTACACGACAACGAGAAATGGAAGATTGAGCGCGTAGCTATTTCTGAGAGTAATAATACGTACCGAACAGCTACTATACAGAATGGTTTAGAAAGTGAAATTGTGGCAGGTTATCAAATTATAGATAATGGCCATCGTCACAGATACCATTCAAAGCATATGTGTTATAAGCTAGCGAGACGTGATGCATATGGTTTAGGAGCTGGAAAGTATCCGAAAACTATTCCGGAAAGCCTTATGAATCAATTAATAAGCCCGCATCCACAATGTTCGTCCCGGCTGAACTACTTAATAAGTGAGGAGGTGTAGCAATTGCTTACCGAAGATGATGTTAAAGAGATTCGTGAAAATCGTGAAATGATTGAGCAAGGACGCAAGGAACTGGTGATTTTACACATTAAAGGGGTTTCTGAAAAGGATCCAATTACTGGAGAAGAAATTTTAGGGAAACCAAAAAAAGAAACAGTACAGGTAGTTTGGAAGAAAGTCACGTCAGTCGAAAAAACGAAGTTTGATACTCTTGATGTTACTAAGGGGGAAGCGCTTGTTACATTTCACTTAAATACAGACCTGGAGAACGTAGAAAGAATTGAAAGACGTGGTGTTTTTTACGTTATCAAGATTATCGATGAAAGAGGGCTTGGTGGTATGAACCGTCGTGAGGTAATTGTAAAGAGGGTGATTTGATGGGGATTAGAGTTATTGTTAAAGGACAAGCCAATGTATTAAGGGCACATAATCCTGAGAAATACAAAAAACCAATTGCACAAACAGTAGAAAAACATACACGTCTACAGGCTAATCAAGCATCTAATCGTGCTCCGATTTTATTTGGCCCTTTATCCGCAAGTATTCCGGCAAGTGTGAAGATGGTAGTCGGTGCGAAAATTATTGGAACATATGGGTCGCCTCTTATTTATGCAGCGGTACAAGAATTTACGCACAAAACTAAAAAAGGTTTTATGCGTAAAACGGCATTTGAAGGTGAGCAACCATTTGTTGAAGATGTAAACAAAACTGTTCAACGTGTAGCGAAGGGTCATTAATCATGTTAAATGACGTAATGTATTCATTGAAAAAGTCGCTGGATGTTTTTGCACCTACTACATGGATATACGATGGTGTTTCAGTCTCAGGGAAAGACAAGCCTTTTATTACAATAGAGGATTTGTCTGGAAAAATTGATAGGTATTCAAAAGAGAATTTCTCACGTAATCATCTGATCCAAGTTGGTGTGTATGCAGATAAAGTTTTTGATAGGAACGATTTGCAAGATAGAATAATTAACCGATTCGAAAAGGATTCAATTGACTTGTACGACACAAGCAAAAAGAATCCAGAGCGAATCGGTTTTTTTAATGCGAAAGTAAAGAATTTTGAACCACTTTCTCAAAAAGACGTTGAAATTTTAACAGCGAAACATTTGACCTTTATAACTATAACAATCAGAAATTAGAGGGGGAGTAAAAATGGCAGAGGTGAAAAAAAGTAATGCGCCAGAGTTTAAAGGTGCAGAGACACTTTATTTAATTGACATCCCACAAGCTGACGGGAAGACTACGAAATCGGTTCGCTTTTATAACCAAACATCAGGTTCACGATCAATTGAAGCTGGAGAAATTGAGTTGAAAACAAAGGATAAGAGTGGATCTGATTACGGTGACGTAACACAGTCTGCTAGCATTGAAGGGATTTGTACAGAGGGTGACGAGGGTCTTGATTATGTAGAAGAAGCAATTCTTAACAAGGTGTTGGTAAGAATTCATGAAGTGAATCTACGTAGCGCAACCGCTTCTGCGTTTAAAGTTAAATCAGGAACATACATGTTGAATAGCTTAGAGCTTTCTCATGAAAATGAAGAGTACTCAAAGTATTCTATCGGCTTAAAATTAAACGGGAAAATTTCTAAGGGAACGATTGGTACAGTGCCTAATGGTGCACCATCTGGTGACGTAGCTACTCCTGGAGCGTAATAGTGAATCTATTTGGTAAATCGGTTTTTAAAATAATTAAGCATCTTCTAGGGGGTGGGGATTGTTGGATTTAACAAGATTTGAGAAGGTTTCGATTGCAAGTTCAATTGTTTCAGCGATTGGCGAAAGTGCATTAGCACAGCATGTTGATTTGAATCGCTTAACGGAACTATGTGAAGAACCTATAAAAAAGGCAACAGCAAGACAGTGCGGTGTAGCGACAATAAGTGTTTTGAATAAAATCATTGATAGCTTATCAGAAGGAATGGAGGGAGGAGAAGAGATGCAATCTACTGTTAGCAAAGAGGGAAAAACGTCAGTTGTGGATCAGAATGCAGAACGGATTTTAATTAAAGCGGACAAGATTGTGATTGAAGGTGAGAACAAATGAAACTAAACAAACAAGAGCAAGCGGTTCTAATCGGAAATTTGATTGTGGCACTCGGTGGACATGAAGGGGTAGTTAAGTATGTTGATCCTCGGAAGTTAGACAGAGTAAGTGAAATTCATAATGAATTGTACGATAATACAACACCACGTGAACGAAGGGAAGCCATGATCAGTTTGCTTGATAAAACGATGG